AAAATAACACGATCGCTGAATTTGCTGTATCCAGAAGCTCCGGAGCATCGACTAACCTTTTTAACAGGGTTGTTTTAGACGACCCAGTAGTGCTCGGCCCGGGACAGCAACTCGCAGTCTTTTATACATTATATATCAAAAGTGACTGGACGCAATACACAAACGTAAGCCCGGGGATTGTCGGATGGCCTGTGGAATATCAAACGACTTCAATTATTGATCAAGGCGGCGATCAAGCGACTATCACAATCACCCCAGACGACCCTACTGATGATCACCATTATTTAGCTGGAGACGAAATTATAATCAAAGACGCTGCTCGCGAGAGGTTCGGCATAACTTCAATCACGAGCACAGCAACAGAATTCACAGTAACCACATCCGCACCTCACGGATTTCCTGCTGGCGGTGGAGTCATCATTGATGGATCATCCCCGGAGGTTTACAATTCAACATGGATCGTAGACGCAGTGCCGACATCAACTACTTTTACTGTATTAACTGCTATCAATGCGGGAGCCGGGTCAGCCGGCACAGCAAGAGAGGCTGATCCCACTACATGGTGGAATGGCACATACACAGTGCTATCAGTTGGAACAAACACAATAACTATCGACGTTCCCTCGGGCATTGAGAATGCTGGGCCGGGAGGGCAAATTACAAACGATGGAAGAGTGACAATAGAAAGTAAATGCCTGCCTTATTGGCCGGGTGAGTGCTTCTACCCAACTCCCGAGATCAACCTCGGCATTCTGGACAGCCGGGTATTAGGCAGCGCAGACTTTGACAATACCTCGCTAAAATGGGCTGCTTTCGATGAAGACAACATGTGGACAGACGTTGGTGGGTTCAACGAATCACACAGCCCGACATCTCCCGGTTTAAACATCGACAACTTAGAGGTAAGCACCCTTAAGGAACCCTACATCGTAGATAGCTTTTACAGTATCAGAGGGGGGACAGCAACCGTCACACAGATAAACAGTGACAGAATCAAAGGTTTAAGATTTGGAGAGTCATTCAGCGGAGCAGCGCCAAGAACTGGCTGCTTATTTGTCAGATTCAACCAGCCGCAAAAAAAGAGAAATACCCACACTTTGAATATCCGCTTCAGAAACTCATGGACTAGAGAGCTTGCAGACTAATTAATATGGCTCAAGAAACAAGCATCGCTCAAAACTCCTCGCCGGCAACCTCGGCACGTTATTGCTATATTATTACAAATAAGGCACGGGGCACAAAATCATGGCTTTCTGGCTCTGAAAACGACATTACGATCAGTGGATTGCCAGCAGAAGAAGGCGGGGGGTCGCAAGTCTTCACTTCAGCGGGGATTGCACATAGCGGATTTAAAAAGTCTCAAGATTTTGAAGACAACGGGGTGCAAGTTTCTGTTCCCAAAGATGATGGGCTGTTCGGGCCGCTTTTTCTTAGCAGCATCACAACTGAAATAAGAATTAAAATAATCCGACTGAGCACATATGCAAACCAACCGGAAGAGCTAAACTACGATGTCGACTGCTACGTAGTTACCGAAGGAGTCGTCACAAACATGACATTTGATGACAGCTTTGCTACGGCAGAAATAATACCAGAAGCATACGCTCAAAACTTTAGTGTGCCTAGGTTTTGGTTTACCCGACAATGCAATCATCAGCTATTCGGGGAAGGCTGCAATTTGAACTCGAATGCCTTTTTTTGGGACGCAACAGTCAAATCAATCAATCGAAACAACCGCACAGTAACCGTCTTCGGACAATATCAAAACGTAGCATTCTGGGAATACGGAACTTTGAGTCATGACCTCACTAGCATTCTGGTGACGATTGTAAGGACAAACTTCACGAATGATGGACATACGAGAATAACAACAAACAACTGGCTACCGGAAATCAAAGTCGGTGACGGCGTGAGGCTTTTACCGGGGTGCAGGAGAACACCGGGAGATTGCACCAACAAATTCAATAACGCTGCAAACTTCGGAGGCTTCCACAAGATACCTACTCGAGACAACGCAAAACACGGAATCTCTGGCAATACGCCCGGCAGCTTCTAAAGAAATAAACCAAAAAACCTGATAAATGTTTGACCCATTCATGCTAGACCCAGTGCTGGGATTCTTTTTTATTCCTTTTCTTGTCGGAGCATTCGTAGGGGCATCCGCTTTCTCCCTTGGAGTTGGGCTCGTTGCTGCCGTAGGAATCGGCATCGTTGGTTTTGCGCTGACGCAATTGCTGGCTGGAGGCACAGCGCAGCAAGACCCGCCTAGACCGGATGAATTCGATACAGCTACGACCACCGAAGCCAGGCCTGTGCCTATTGTTTTTGGCACAGTGAGGATGCCGGGTAATTTCTTGAGGATTGATAAATCGACATTCAGAACAGAGCGTTTGTCAGAGAAAGTCAAAACTGGTCTTTTTTCATCAAAACGAGTCACGACTGGTTATAATTACTACGTCTCATTTGATTACGGGATTTGCGCCGGGCCGATTGACAGAGTCAGCCAAGTTACAGCAAACCCGGGCGAAGACATTCTGTGGAAAGGCAACCTAAGAACAGACACGCCTGTGGGCGTTCAAGCAACTGTAGACCAAGTGTTTTATACCGGGGGTAAATTATACTACCGGATAAAAGGAGGCATGCCTTTTAGAGTTGGGCAGGAGGTCGTGGTAACCGGAAACGCCAAAGCTGAATACAACCAAACGTTCGTTATTGAAGAAATACCCGAAAATATATTCTTTTCCTTTTTTAGGAAGGATTCCAATTTCGATAGCAGGAATACCGTAGTTGTATCATACACACCACCGCAAGATCCAAATGAAAACCCGTTCAACTTAGGCAATCGCTTTAATGCTCAACTCCAGCCAGAGGAAGAAAAGATCATATATTATGACGGCGGATTCATGGCAGCTACATACGTCAATGACCAAGTGGGGCTCATAAATTTGAAAGGAAAAGAAAAGGGCGGTTCCTGTATTCTTTATTGGGGTAAGGCAGACCAAAACAGAGACTACGCTGATGTTTATGGCGGAGCAGCAGTAGGAATGCATCGAGGCGTATGCTATGCACATTGCAGGGATTATTTCATGGGCAGCGGATCACGACCTCCTTCTTTGCTTTTCGAGATCGGCAGACTACCGGTTGCATTATCCGCCAGCGGGGCGCAATACAGTGAAACGCAATTCCCTGCGAGAGGAAGTGGAAATCCAAATCATCCTGCATACGAAGAAGCAAACCCGGCAACATGCATCTACGAACTTCTCACAAACAAACTATGGGGAAGAGGACTAGACGTAGGAAAAATCGATGTTGAGGCATTCCAAAGCGCTGCGAAACATTATCGCGATAATGACGTAGGCGTAAGCTTCACGCTCGGAACACAAAGAGCCTTATCAGACGCGATCGATTCAATGCGATCTCACGTCGAGTTGTTGGTATTTGCAAAAAATGATGTTCTGACTTGTCGAGCACTTACCGACAGAACCACGGCATACAATAACCCTATCACACTTACTCGCGACATGCTGTCAGAAATACAAATGCAAAGACCAGCATGGGCGGGGACAACAAATGAGCTCCGCGCAACTTTCATCAACAGATTGAAGAATTACGGGCAAGAGATGGTGTCGGCACAAGACCCAGCAAGCGTAACGATGGCTGGAGCAATCAACAGTCGGCAAGTAAACTTGAAAGCATTCAGCAACCGAAGGAGTGCGGAAAAACAAGTCAATCGGATACTCACTGAGTCGGCATACCCTGCCGCAACATTGACGGCGAAAATGAATCGCTTTGTGGCAGACATGGATCCGGGATCTTTTATTGAGTTTGTAATTGATGACTTTGCCGGTGGTCAACCGACAACCTCCTACTGGCGAGTCCAAGATATCACAGACTCAGAGCAAGACTCTGCCGGACTGGAGATATCGCTGAAAGAAGACTACTACGCTACACCATTTGTAGGCTACCCCGGTGGCAGCTTCATCCCGCCCGTTCCATCTTACGAAATACGAGAAACGATCGACGATGACGATATCAATCTCGGGGATGACTTCTCGACCCTCACTGACCCCGGAGAGATAACCAGCTTTGATATTATTAATATACCCTCGTCGATTACGAACAAAGTATCCGTTGCACTTATGGCACTGAGCGCAGAGTCAGCAGACCTTTATAACACAGACTGCGAGTGGCGACCTGCGGGTGATCTCTGGCAAGACTTGTATCTCGAAGAGTTGCCGGAAGCATACCCGATGACGCTGGATGCTGATCTTGATAAAGTATCGATCCGACTGCAAAGGAATCAAGCCGTTGCATTCACAGTCGCAAACGAGTGGCAAAGAGCCAAGATCGTCGAATATTCAGACTTCGTGAAAACTGACTTGGATCACTTCGCCTATTTATCACAGCAATCAAGTTCATGCCTTTTCTTGAATGAGGAAATCATCCAGATCGGATATTCAACCGAAACCGCAACCGGGGTAGAAATTGTAAACTTTGAGCGTGGAGCTTTTGGAACTGAAATCCAAGATCACCCGCTAGGAAGCACCGGCTACTTTTTCCAATCATTCCAGAATAACACAAACTTGCTCGAAGTTTCTGGTCTACCCCTAAATCAGACTCTTGAGTTTAGATTCCAGCGTTACACTTTCCGTGATATATGGGGAGAAAGCGCTTTCATATCATCATCTGTAATTGATAACACCTACCAAAGGCCGATGATAATGACGGAGGCGGAAACGATAAAAACCGGTTCTACTTGGGCGCTTAAAATACGACCTCGCACATTTTCAAGTGCGCAATTAGTAGAAACATACCTGCAAACAATTTTCGACTACAGGACAACGATCAACGTCATGGGAGTGCGTGTGGTCGTAAGAGACGGGGCGGCAATTATCAGCAATCAGAATTTGAGCATTAATTATTTCACCGGAGCAAGCCCGGGAACTGGAGTGCAAGATTACACATTCAACCCACAAAACGATACCGATCCAAAAAGTGGCACACTAGAGATTAATGTTTTAGGAGTGACAGGCAATCGAGTTATTGATATTTACACAATCGACCCAACAAACGGCCTAGAAAGCAAACAAGCGCTAACCATCATATAAAAAATGGCAATTTTACCACATACCGGAATCGAAACACTACCAGCTGGCACTACAAACGTGCAGGGCATTATCGATAACAACTTTGCAATTCTTGACTCAGAATACGCATCCCACCACGTAATCCCATCATCTACATCCATCACGATAGATTCAGCAGACGGCAGAACACAGGAGATGGACATAAGCGGAAACAACGTGACAATTACGGGGTTCACAAATGCAGATCCGGGGAAAAACATTTTCGTAGTTTTACACTCAGCAAACGCTCGCAATGTTACTGTTCCTGCCGCGTGGGAGCCAACTGGGGTGGCAGTAGATGCAGCGGGTGAAACAGTAGTCTCAAATCATCCTACGCACGAAGTCGTGGCAGGCTCTGCGCTATGTTTGTTGATCATCCCGGGGGTCGCTTTGACTACTTACGCTATTTTATAGAAATGCCAGCGCTCGAATTAAGAGACACTATCCTACGTTTCCGCAGAAAGGGAAGCTCGGATGTTTATCATCACCGGGTCGCAGAAGCGGTAATAGGGAAAATCGTTGCGGGTTCACAAGCACCGCGAGATCCATACGGCGGAGTCACCTCACACAAACAAACAGCGTGGTCGTGGCAAATCCAAACTTTTCATGAACTTGCAGACTCAGAAGTCAAATTATTAGGGATCAAAGGATTGGGTTCAGTTTTAGAACCGGACGCAGACCCTCCGTCTTACGACATCGAAGTCACTACCCCGGATGGAATACATCGGCGATACATTGATGCGCAATTAACCTCAATAATTATCACAAGTGAAGAGCGCCGGATAGTATCGGTCGAGACTTCATATACCTGTAGAATTGCCCGGCAAACCTTTTTGCCAATGGAAATAACACAAGAGGAAGTCCCGCACCGACCGATCTCTGGAATCGATTGCTCTGTAGAACTTGATGACATAACTACCGATTGTTACGCAAACCAAGTCACGATATCACGACCCGGTCACCTACCGACAAATTACGACACGCATGGAGAGGCAAGAGGATTTAATTACGCCGGCAGATGGGACATCGAAGTTTCTCTAGAATTATCGGATGATGATCTACCGACCGAAGACGCAGTCGGAGTCAAAAAGACAAAGCTCATCTACGGGGGAATAGGATCCATAACAGTCCCGACAACCTACTACATAAAACCGGGGCAAACATTAGTCGCGGATGATTGGGATAGCAGGCAGCTGATGGGGCGTGGAGAGACAGCGCCGGGTAAAAACCTCGCAGAATTACTATTTTAAAGGTTGCAAATGGGACGCACACGGCACAAGCTGGAGGCGTTATGAGTAACCAACCAGTAAAAGTCTCGCAAATAGAGGCAATGATAGACGGGCAGGTAATTCCTGCAATAAGCGGCACATTAACTCGCATCTACGAGCGCAAAAGCGGAACGCACGCGCACGGCGAATGGAGCATCCAAAATGGCGAAATAACCGATGATGACGGCAAGTCAATCAAGGTGCAATTTAAAGACCGCCCAGAGGTGACCGAAGCAATGCAGGGCAAATACATCGCCCTAGCAAGTAAGACCACGGACATGGGCACACACGGAGTCAAAGTATTTGATGACGAGTATCCAGTAGGCACAAAGACCCGCAAGCTCAAGATCACAGGAAGCGCCGGCTTTGCTGAGGTGGCAAAACCAAGCGAAACAGCGAAGCCTTATGATGAGCCTTTTGAGGATGCTCCAACAGCAGAAAGGCAAGCAGAAGCGCCAGAATACTACCCGGACATTGAGGTATCCAAAGACGCAGCAGCTTATCACAAGAGCCAGCAAGAAAAACACGAAGCGCCAGCTGGCGTCAATGTTACCAAAATCACATACCGGGAGGTTCGGCAAAAGCATGAATACGAGCCGGTCACCTGTGAATTAGAACTATCGATCCAACCCGGGACAACTCTCGCAAGCGCATGGAAATACGCAGAGCAAGCAGCTGACGCAATGCTCAAGCACAGCACCAACAAATAACCGATGAAAATAAACCAAATCACAGCCACAAATGTCAAAGGGAGATCCTTTGACCACGAGCTCAAGCCATTGACAATCATCACAGGTGAAAACGCCAAGGGCAAGACGGCAATCACAGATGCCATCACAATCGCCATGCTGGGCTACCACCCGAGCCTTGGCAAAACCAACAAAGCAACCGCCAAGCTCGCAGGAGCGGGAGCGGTGATGGAAGTGAATGCATCGTTTGACAACGGCACAGAACTAAAGCGCCGGTGGGAGCTTAAAAAGACAGGCACGAGCCTAAAAACAGAGGGGGAAGCAAAAGACCTAGACTTGGAGATTGGAGCATTCGATGTGGACGCATTCATCACAGCGCCACTAACTACCAAAATCGAAACGATAGCCAGAACCCTGCCAGCTTCGGGAGAAGCGATCACACCAAAGTCATTAGCAGACAAAATCAAATCCCGGGACAACGCACATTTAATAGCCGACTGGGAGGGGACAGGTAAAACCTTTGGAGATCAACGCAAAGAGGCGGAAGAAATCCGCAGAGATCTACGAGCCGAAAAGAAAATGATGGAAGAAACCATTGCAGGTATCGAAATGCTAGGTCTGGATGATGAAGACCAAGACCCGCCAAGCCATGACGAGATCCAGAAAGCAAAAGAAGAAATGATGCAAGCATCGGCACGGGTAAACCAAAAGAACATGGCACTGGCAGCGCTGAAAAGCAAGCAAGCCAGCAAGCCAAGCCAAAGAGAACCGAGCCATGAGGACTTCATCCAATTAGAAAACGACTACCACTACGCAGTAGACACCCTAGATGCTGCCCAAAAAGCAGCCGCACAAGCCCGGGAAAGCGCTAATGAGATCAAGAGCCTGCAAGATCGCATCAATGGCATACGTGAGATCCACGAGAATGAAATCGCAAAAGCAAAATCCAATATCGACTACGATGTGCAATATCCCGAGCTCGAAGACCCGGAGGTAGCGATAAACAGAATAAGCGAAACTCGAGATTTCCTCTCCGGAACAAAATCCTTGCTGCAAAAGCAGGAGCAGGAACTGGGCAAGATTGTTTCACAATACGATGAAATGATCCAAGCAAAAGAATGCCCTTGCTGCAAACGCAAAGGAGAAGGGTTCAAGACGGCGATCAAAAAAATAGCAGATGAATCAATCATCAACCTAGAAAAAGAGATCAAGCAAAACAGCACCGTCATTAAAAATGTAGAGAAAGAACTCGAGACACTTACACAAAACTACGCTATTATCAACGGGCGAAAAGCCATAGAAGATATCAGCAAATGTGAGAAAAAGCTCAGAAAACTGGAGAAAGCCACACCACAGGCAGACATTGCTCAACTCAAAAGCCGGCTATCCACAGCGAGCGGAGCGCTTCAAGTTAACGTAGACATCAAGAAAAAATGGGATTTCTACCGAGAGTTTGCAAACGAATCAGACAAGATCCCGGGGATCGAAAGCGAAATCAGCGAACTCGAGATACAAGAATACGATCTGAAAGAATCACTGCAAAGCCTCGTGGACAAGCGTGAAGGCCTCAGCAAGGTGATCCACGACAGACAACGCCAAGCAGAGGGCAGGACGCGCCTAAAGGCAATTAAAGCGGAGCAAACAGCATACAACAAATTAATCAAAGACCTCAAAGATGCTGAACTTAACGCAGCCAAGCAGGCATTCATGCCGATGAGCAAGATCACAAGCGTGTTCTTGAATGGCGTGGTAGAGGGCGAGCTAACAATGAGAGACACGGATATCGGAATCGAAAGAGACGGACAATTCATCCATTTCTCAACGCTCAGCGGAGCGGAGCAACTCGCAGTAGGCTGCTCGATCAAAGCCGCGATAGCAAACGCAAGCGCAAGCAAAATCCTCATAGCAGACGAGGTGGCAAGAATGACAGTCAATCTCAGAAAGCAATTTGCAAAGAACTGCAAACAGGCAATCACGGACAAGATAATAGACCAAGTTATTCTGATTGATCACGAGGGTGCGATTGCAATCGGAGCTAAAATCAACGTAGAATAAAAGAATGAAGCTAAACGAGAACCAACAAAAAGCCGTAGATTTAGACCAACCCCTCATCGTAGTAACAGCCAGCCCGGGATCGGGAAAGACAGCAACCCTTGTGGCGAGCGTGAAGCAAGCGATTAAGACAAGGCGAGTAAGCCCAGAAAAGGTCGCTGTTTTTACATTTACAATCTCAGCAGCCCGGGAATTCGCAGATAGGCTCAAAGAAGCCGGCGTGCCGAAGCTGGGCTATATCGGGACGCTGCATGGATGGGCGCTGCGATACGGAATAGAAGCAAGCAAGATAGCAACGGTAATAGACGGCGTAGCATACAAGCGGATCATAGACGAAGAGCTCAAGCGCTTAGCTTTCGCTGACGGACTAGCCAGCAAAGTGAAGAGCGCCCTCATTGAAGGCAAAACGCTAGGCGGCAAGGGCAAGCTGGGGATGGCATCGATTAAAAAGAATCTCGCTAATAAGAAAATTTGTCCGCTTAACGATTTGATCGAAACGGCAACCGAGATCCTAAAGGAAAACGAACTTGGGAGAAACCCAGATCACAAGCCCTTTGATGCAATATACGTAGATGAGTATCAAGATACTTCGGACGGAGATCACGATTGCTACCAAGCAATGAAAGCTAAATATCAATTCTACGTGGGAGACAGCGATCAAAGCGTCTATGGATTCAGAGGATCCAATCACGAAAATCTCGACAAATTAGCAATCGAAGCGAGCAAGCAAGGATGCCACGTAGTGCTCGAAAAGAACTACAGGAGCGGGAAAAGAATTTGTGAGTTTGCTCAAAAAATCATTGGCGATATCAAAAACCGAGTGCCAAAAGAAATGCAAGCGGCAAAAAACATAACCGACTTTGTCAACATTCAGCAATACGAGACTGACGCAGAAGAGATAAGCACGATCGGCAAATTCATCATCTCACAGCTAGAAGCCGGCGTAGAAGCAAGCCAGATAGCAGTGCTCACAAGATATAACACAGACGCAATACGAATAGCCGAAGCACTGCGATGCGGAAACAACCTCCCGGTAAGCCTTCCGGGGCAAAAAAATGAGCAGGAAAAAAACAAAATCGATCTGGCGGTCGAAATCGTAGCCGATCCGAAATCAAAGTCCCTCAAAAAGTGGGAAGAGATCTACGGAGAAGTGCCAGACAACTACGACCCATTAGTGATTGCCGGGGGGAACTTGGAAAAAGCGCTGACCATTGCCGGGATAAACAGCGCAGATGCCACGAGAATCGCCACAGTAGCATCGCAGCAACCAGATAGGTGGACACGGAAGCAAGAAAGCATCCTGCGCCTTAGAGGGGCAGCAAAAGAGCATATCGCAGAAAACACGGAACAAGGGAATATACAAGTGATCACGATGCACGGCAGCAAGGGAAAAGAATACCAAGCGGTATGGATTGCACACGCAGACAGCAAGGCACTACCAGACACGGATGACTCACGCCGGCTCGCATATGTGGCAGCGACCCGAGCTAAAAGACAGCTGGTTGTTTCAAGCTCGAAAAGCAAGCCCGACTTCACAGGTAAAATAGAATCCGGATTGACACCTTCCCCGGTTTATTCATAAAACCCTAACGCCCAAATAAAATCGTCCGCCCCCGGGGAAAAGCGAAAACACCGGGAACGGACTACACGTAGCACATGGACGCAGCGTGCAAGGGCATTTGAACTACAAACACGAGAACCAAACAATGAAAAAAAGCATATCCTACAACTTTGATGTAGATGACGCAGTGAAATACGGCGTAGACGAAGCAATAATACTCAGCAACATACGATACTGGGTGTTCACCAACCAAGCGAAAAACCACAACTTCAAGCTGGGCAAGTATTGGACATACAACAGCGCTGAAGCGCTAACTAGGCTTTACCCGTTCTGGACACGCAGAAAGATAGCGAGGCTGCTCCAGAGGCTTGAGGCGAGCGGAGCGATCATCAGCAGCAAAGACACTGAGGGCGGAGATCAAACGAAATGGTATACCACAAACGACAATAAACCATTGGTCAATTCTGACCAAAGGGCACTGGACAATTCTGACCAACCATTGGTCAATTCTGACCAATCCGTATATAAACAATTAAAAAACACTATTGTAAAACAAAGAGGGGAACCTATTAAGGAAAGTGAAATTAATCAAATTGATGGTTTCAATAAGCACCTCAGTGAAAACCCTGCCTTTGCAATCGCATGGTCGGATTGGATCGAATATCGCAAAGCCAGACGCAAACCCATGAGTGTCCACGCATCCAACCGACTAAAGAAAACGCTGAATAAACACACGGTGCAAGAATGCATCGAGGCGATAGACACGTCGATCCAGAGTGACTGGTCTGGTCTTTTCCCCAAGACCCGGAGCATGGGCAAGCAAAGCGAAATCAAGCCCGGGGAAAACATAGACAAGCTCATATGAATGATTCAAACTGGTTGCTTTTGATTATTGGCGCAGGATTAGGATTTGCATCCAAAGCGGCGCTACAACTCATGGCTCAAAAACACGAGCGAAATCAAAACACCGACACGGGCAGGGAAAACGTGAAGCAGATCATGAGCATGATGCTGAGACATAAAAGCTACACGGACAGATCCTACACAGCGATCCGCAAGGCGATAGGCGGATACGAAGATGACGAGATCCGGAAGATGCTGCACGAAGTGGGAGCTAGACAAACCAACATCAAAGGAGTGGAGTGGTGGTATTTGATCGACCGGAGCATGGAAAGAATCGAAAGACGAAACAACGCCAAAAAATAGCTAGCCAATTCGAGCCGTAAGCGTTACCTTTAATCGAACCAACCAACAAAACTATGGGATTATTTGATGACGAAACAAAATGCTGCATGTGCAAAAAAGCACTGACCACCGGCGAGGAACTGATGTGCAGCGACTGCGAAAAAGCAGCCGAGGACAGCAAAGCGGAATACGCCAGAAAAGCAGAAGAGACGAAATACAAGATGCTCTCCATACGATGGCGCTCGATCTGCCCGGAATCATACCGGAAATCACAGATAGCCAAACTGCCGGCGGAAATGGCTAGCCTTTACAAGACATGGAACTGCAAAGAGCCGGAAAGCATATACATGAAAGGCCCGAGTGGGATAGGGAAAACAAGCGCAGCCTTTATATTTGCCAGAGCTTCTCACTTTGAAGGGCTCAAGGTTTCCTACTGGCAAGCAAGCGACCTAAGACAAAGGGCGATTAAAGCAGCATCAAGTGAAGAGAAATTTGACAAATTCAAAAAGGAATTTCTTCATGCAGATTTGATCATTCTCGATGACTTCGGGAACACAGCAAAGACAGCAGCGAGCGATGAGCACTTGCTGAGCCTGCTGGAGGGGATCAAGGCGAAAGAGATCACAACGATCACGACAACACAGCACCACGGAAAAGAACTGGTCGAATCATTCCACAACTCAAGCATAGGCATGGCGATAAGCAACCGAGTGCAGAATGCCATACGCATCGATTTATTCGCCCAAAAGGAGCTACCCAATTAATCAAACACCACAAAACAAATGATAAAAGACACCCGACAATTTGAAACGATAACTTTGATCCAGATCATCGGAGCTATTGCTTCGGCATTCCTTCTAGAACACACAAGCGCCATGTGGGTAATAATCGGCGGCTCTTGGCTCGTGATAGCCGTAGCAATGTGCAATACATGGAGACTTGAGGAACAGAAATGGTCACACTTAGGAAGCTGGGCAGAAGCAGCTACGCTTATCCTTTTGATTCTTGCAGCCAGCAAAGGCGGAAACGTCTGGGCATTAATCGGAATCAGATTTGCCGGGACTCTCCTCACCTTTGCTGGCATCGGAAAAAAGACAACCCATGAATGAAAGCAAAGAGAGGGAACAGATCAAGCGACAGCGATGGAAGCATCTGGTGGTTTTACCATACGACACCCTGCTCAGAATGCGGGTGAGCAGCGAAAGCAGACCGGAGATAGAGCACATTGTCGATCTAGGTGGTTATCGGGGAAACGGAGAGTGCAGCTGCGAGCATTTCGAGTTTAGGCTTCGACCCCAAATAGAAGAAAAGCCCGGAGGCAAGCCAAAGCGCTGCCTGCACATTGAAGCAGCAAGATCTGCGCTTGTTGATCTGGTGATTGGGAAGCTGACCAACCCGCACCACTATGAATCCTAAGAGAACAAACGCAAAAAACACAGGCAAGCTCATCGAAAAGCTACTCGACACGATCCATCTGGAATACAGCCTGCGTGGATACGCAGACCTAGAAAAGGTAGACCCACCGGTAAGAGTGCTAGGCGGAGGCTTTAAAAGAAGGGTGATCTTCAAACAAAATCCGTTCTTAGATTACACTGGAGCACTAAGAGAAAACGGCAGAATGCTGATGATCGAGGCAAAAAGCACAGAGAAGCCAACCCTGCCATGCGGAGGTGAGAATGGGCTAACGGGCAAGCAACTAGCAGCAATGAAACGCTGGGAGGCAGCAGGAGCAATCACGGGCGTGTTTTGGTATTGCATGGAAAAGAAAGACGCACGCATCCTCACAATCGCAGACATAGAGATCACGCTAGAACACAGGAAGAGCGCAACATGGGAAACCGCAATACCCATACCACACATCGAGGGCGCAGGATCGTGGGATTACTTGCCGTTATTAATCGACATAGACAGCAAGCGAAAAGGAACGTAAACAAAACTTGACGGAACGTAAACATACCGACTAGAATACCAACATGGGCAAAACGCAAGATCAAATCACGAGCAGGCAGCGAGCATACGAATCATTAGAAGCAGTGAGGGCATACGTGAAAGCAAACCACGGCAGCGTTCAGAAAATCGCAAACATGATGAGCGAAGCAAGCGGTGAGAACATAGCAAGGCACACAGTGAGCCGGTGGCTGCGAGATACGAATATCAAATTTCAACAGCCCTCGCTTGGGCACGCCCTAGCATTATTTGACGCAATCCAAACACTCCAAACATCAGACCAATAAAAAGCAATGACAAAAGACGCAATAGAATGCCATGAACTGGCGCTGGCAGTGCCAGAAATGACAGACGTAGAATACCAAGAGCTACTGCAATCCATAAAAGAAAACGGACAGAGAGAGCCGGGAATCATGCTGGACGGCAAAGTGCTCGATGGAAGACACCGCAGCAGAGCCTGCGAAGAGCTCGACATTCCGTTTGCATACAGACCATACGACATCAAAAGGGACGGAATCATCCCAGAGATGGTCGTGCTAGACGCAAACATAAGACGCAGGCATCTCAGCGCAGGGCAAAAAGCAGCTATCGGCGCAGAGCTTTCAGAGAAAATCAAAGAAGAGAAAGCCAAAATCAAAGCCATGAGTAAAGCGCCAGCTGGCGCCAATATAAACGGCAAAACAGCAGTAATAGCAGCGGATAAGGTAGGAGCAAGCCACCGGAGCGTGCAAAGAGCAGAAAAGCTCAAGAAAGACGACCCGGCAGCATTTGACGAAGTCAAGAGTGGCAACATAAAGCTCAATACAGCCGTAGAAAAAACAGAAAGGCAAAAGCTATCCAAAGGATTAATCGAAAAGCATGAAGGAGAATTCATCGAAGCAATCGATAGCGGAGCGCTGCTTAAAACAACCAAAGAGCTAAAAGAATTCACCCAGCTAAACGAAGCAGACCAGAAAGCGATCTGGAAAATGGTGGCAAAAGGGTGGACAGTCAAAAAAGCACTGCGATACATCAAAGAAGACATGGACAACGATAGCACAATCAAAGATCTGGTGCTCAGAGCGATGGACACGCCAGAAAAAAACCATTTTACATGCGTGGTCGCAGGCTGGGAAATCAGCGCAACGAAAATCTAAACAATCCCTCCAAACAACTAGCTCCGGCTCCCTTTAACTTACATGACAATAATGCCAATGGGAACATGGTTGCTCCCAAAGCGGGGGAGTCGGAGCGCTTATTCTAATGGCTTTCAAATTTGATCTGAGAGATTACCAGAAAGAATTCTGTCGAAAAACATACGACAGCTTATACAAAAGTGGTCTAGACAAGCCGGCATTTAACACAGCGCTCAGCGTAGCAGCCACCGGAGCAGGAAAGACTATAATGGCAGCAGCGCTGGCATACACAGTCGTAAGGCATCGCAACCAGAGGGTTCTATTCCTAGCCGATACAGACGAACTGGTCGAGCAAGCCCGGGACAAGATGGTGGATGCGGGAGGCATCATCCCGGACATCGAGAAAGCGCACCTAAACGCATCTCGAGACGCAAAGATCGTGGTGGGAAGCATCCAAACCCTAGCCAAAAAGAAGAGGCTCGAAACTTGGGATAGCGGTCACTTTGGATTGGTGATCGCAGACGAAGCGCATCTAAGCATGGCAAAAAGCTGGCAGAGAGTGCTTAACCATTTCCTAGACGGCGGAGCAAAGGTCGTGGGGATCACAGCAACCCCAGAGAGAGGTGACGGAAAGAACCTCATGAAATTCTACGATTCGATCCCTTACGAAATATCGCTTTTCAACCTAATCGAGAAAGGACACCTAGCACCGATCACAGTGTGCAGCATTCCGCTCGAAGTAGACACCACGAAGATCAACGCAAAAACCCGGGGAGAACTTGATGGTGAAGACGTAGACCACGCGATCAGCCCTTATCTGGATGCGATCATAGACGAATGGCAAGAGCAAGCATCAGACAAGAAAACGCTGGTGTTTCACCCAAGCATCAGAATGAGCAAGGAATTCGATAAGAAACTGCAAGAGCGGGGGATATTAAGCCGTCACATAGACGGCACGAGCAAAGACAGGAGGCGCATCCTCGCAGATTACCAGAGCTCAAAATTCAAGATCCTAAATAACGCACAGCTTCTGACCAAAGGCTACGATTGCCCAGACATCGAGTGCATAATCATCCTCAGACCAACCAAGAGCCGAGTGGCATACCAGCAAATGGTCGGCAGGGGGACACGAAACGCACCGGGGAAGAAAGACTGCCTACTTTTGGATTTCCTGTATCAATTTGAAGACCTAGGGGCGGTGCGACCGGCGGCACTGGCAGCGAGAGGCGATGAGCTCGAGGCCGCGATGCAAGAGAAGATTAATAAAAGCGCAGGAAATAGGCAAGGAAAGCTCAACCTACAAGACATCATGAGCGAGTGCGAGGTGGCGATGAAGAAAAGCCTGCTCGATCGATTCCAACAAAAAGCCAGCAAGAATGCCAAAACATACGATGCGATGATCATGGCAGGGATTCTAGACCAGCCAGAACTGCTCGAATACAAGCCACGCACTAAGTGGGAAAGCGAAATGCCAAGCGAAGCACAACTCGAAACCTTGGAAAGAATAGGCATCAACCCGCTCACAGTAAAATCCAAGGGGCACGCATCAACGATAATCGCAAGCATCAAAGAGCGCCGGCACAAGAATCTAGCGACACCAAAACAGGTTGCCTTTTTACAGCAAAGAGGGGTAAGCAACGCACAAAACATGACCTTTGTGGATGCCAGCGACAAGATAAGAGCGATCACCGGTGGATTTGGCAGGAGAAAGACAGCGTAGAGCGATGAGGCGCAGGAGACGCAAAACGTGGGGAACAAAGCCACAAGCCAGAGCAAAGCGCTCAGCGAGCAAAATAACGCCAACCGGGCAGGCAAACGAAGACATCCATAACAGGCTCACAGAGCGTCACTTTTTAGACATTCTGATCAAGGAAGCGATGTGCGCTAAGAAAACAGGGATAGACGCAGGAGTCACCCGGCGCAGGCTAGACTACTGGGCGATTTCAATAAGCTGGCGAAACCCAGAATACATAGGATACGAAGTAAAGTGCAGCCGGGCCGACTTTCTGGCAGACCAGAAGACCCACCACTACGAAGGGCAATGCAGCAAATTCATCTGGGTAACAGCCCCGGGAGTGGTCAAAGACGAAAGCGAGATCCCAGAGGGACACGGATGGCAGGAGCTCAGCGATACAGGCAAGTCGTTAATAACGAGAAAGAAAGCGCCTATTCATAGCCCAAATGAAATTCAGCTATTTAATGCGATGAAGAGCTGCATGATTCGGCATCTCAAGCCCTTCGCACCGGAGCAATAAAAAGCGCCCTGCCCTGCACATTATAACGAGAACCAACACGAAACAAAACAGGGACAGGACGCAACTAGGTGTCTTATAACAGACAGAAACAAGCTGCCATTATAGGCACACAAAGCAAGTCATTCACTTCTTTTCACAATAGAGCTTGCAAAGGGGGCGTTTGCGTTCCATGATGCACCCGTCATGAAAACCAAACACCAAGAAATAATAAAGGAGCAGATCCAAAACATCTACGGAGACGCTATCGAAAAGCACGGACTAAACATGGGGGGAGAAACAATCTACTCAGACATCCACGAGATCCGGACAGAAAAGCCAATCCATAAGCTGATCTTTGAAGACGAATACATGATGGACATCCTAGCCGGGAACATCCCGAGCAGCATATACGATGAGATCGAAAAAGAGATCAACGCCCTAGGATTTGTAATCACCGATACGGACGGCACAATTCTGCACCTTGAAGACCACAACTGGACACCAATCACACAAGGCTAAATTCAAACAGTCGCTTTAAAAAAAGACCAACATAAGGTGTCCCCCTCCGGGGGGGGTGCTTTAACCCAGAAAAATGGACAGAATAATCAAACGATACGAGATCGATGAGCAAGGAAACAAAATCGGATGCAACATCATGCGATGCGAATGCGGAGCTAAGATCGAACTATGGTCTTCATGGGCAAACGACTGCCCTAAATGCCACAGGGAATACAACGGCGGTGGAGATTTACTCGCACCCAGAGAGCAGTGGGGAGAAGAAACAGGGGAAACCTTCTAAAACTATTTTCACATTCCTTCACAATACATCTTGCAAAAAGGGGCGTTTACGTCCCATGATGTCACCACAACCAACCAACAAACCAACCAACACGAAACAATGGAACACCAAATCGAAGTAACCAAAGAAGCAGCATGGGCACTAATCGGAAACGATGAAAAGACATGGCACGCATTCGCAACAAACGAAGACTACGAAGTCACAACATACATAGCCAAGGGAGTGAGGATCGAGGCGGTCTGCTGCTTTCACTCAGCAGTGACGCAATACTTCATCCAAGACATCAACGCATAACCAACCCAAGACAATGACAATATACGAAGCACAAGAGCACCACAGCCGGGTAGAAGCCATGCAAGAAAGGCAATGGGGACAGAGAGCAGGCAGAGACAACGCACGCCACACAGAAGAAGACGAGCAAGCCGTAAAACAATGGTGGAAAGAGATGAAAGCCAAGGGATACATAGACTTTGACATCGAATAACACGAAAAACACACCCAAATGGAAACACAAACAAAAGCACAACTAGCAGCCGTAGCATACCTAATAAAGACCCAGAACATTGATGCAACCGAGATCAGACGACTTCTGAAGCGCATAAACAAAGAGGGATAGCCTGCACCACCTGCACACACACGAGGGAAAAGCAGAAAAAGGGACGCAAGCGAACCTACACAGACCGCCGGGGATACAAGCCCGGCGGTTTTATCTTGTAAAGGGGACGTAGGCGGGACATTTTAAACAGCATGGAGCAAGCGACTATCCAAATGATACCGATAACGAGCATTCAGCCGGCGAAATACAATCCGCGCAGGAAGCTTAAAAAGACGGACAAGGAATACGAAGACATAAAAGCAAGCATGGACACCTTCGGACTGGTTCAGCCATTGGTGTGGAACAAAACAAGCGGCAATCTGGTAGGTGGGCATCAGAGGCTCAACATAATGAAGAAGGAGCAGCCCGAGACAGAAAAGGTGCAGTGCGCAGTGGTCGAGCTTGATGACCTAGAAGAGAAGAGGCTCAACATAATCCTAAACAAGCAGGGCGAAGAGCTCTGGAGCGCCGGCAAGCTGGCATCGCTGGTAAGTGAATTATCAGATCAATGTGCAGACATCTGGAGCCTTGGATTCACCGAGGGAGAAATTGACGAGATCCTCAAGAAAGGAAAACCGAAGGCAGAGAGGGACAAAGACGATGCTCCAGCACCACCGGAGAATGCCACGACTACCGAGGGCGATCTTTACGATTTTGCTGATGAGGCAGGCATCCTCACGCACAGGCTGATCTGCGGAGACAGCACCAAGCCAGCCACATGGGAGGCGTTGTTTAAAGACAAAGACCCCGCATCCCTTCTTTTCACAGATCCGCCATACGGCGTAAGCTACAAGAGCCAAAGCAAGAGTGACAAGATGCAACGGCAAGACCTAGAAAACGACACGCTACGCCACGAAGAGCTCCGGGAGTTTCTGCAAGACGTTTTCGACTGCGCTGCTGGGCACGTAACGCAAGATGCGGCGAGCTACGTGTTCTACGCATCGAGATGCCACATTCCATTTGAACTCGCCCTAGAGGGCGCAGGGTGGGAAATAAAGCAACAGCTTATCTGGGCGAAGCAAATGGTTCTAGGCAGGAGCGACTTTCACTGGGCACACGAGCCGATCCTTTATTGTCAGAGAGCAGCAGGCAAGGCAGCGTTCCACGGAGACAGGGCAAACACGACCCTATGGCAAGAGCTCAGCGTGCACGAACTCAAGAAAGCGGTAGGATCGGATGAAGGAACCGTTTGGTTTGAGAAACGAGATCCCCCAAGCAGCTACATACATCCAACCCAAAAGCCGACATCGCTGGTGGAGAGGGCAATCAAACTCAGCACCACACACGGAGAGACGCTATGCGACCCCTTCGCCGGCAGCGGAAGCACCCTCATAGGCGCAGAGCTAAGCCAAAGAAGCAGCATGAGCATCGAACTCGATCCTAAGTTTGCAGACGCAATCGTAGCGAGATATCTGGGAGTGTTCGGGGAAGACAGAATCGTAACCAAAAACGGAAAGCAGATCGAAACCAACAAATACACGAGGCTATTATGAAGAAGAAGCTAACCACAGAAGTGATCGAGAGCATATGCGCCTCAATCCGAGCAGGATCATACATCGGAGCAGCCTGCGGTCGTGCCCGAGTCAGCAAGCGCTCATTCTACGACTGGAAGAAACGAGGCATAGAGGAAAGAGAAGAGGGCAGGAACACCTTATACGTCAAATTCTTAGACGCAGTAGAGCACGCAGAAGCAGATAACGAAGTGATGCTGGTAGGCGCAATCATTAAAAACGATGATTGGCGAGCCAAGATGGAGATCCTCAAGCGGCGATACCCAGACCGGTGGGGAGACAAAAACAAATACGAGCACACCGGGGCAAACGGGGAACCTCTGCCAGCCGCAACCATCCCACCGATCACGATAATCCACAAGAGGGATGACGAAGTGCCACAATTTATTGACGAAACAGGCGAATAAACGCCCAAAAAGGTAGTCAGATGTAGTCAGATGTAGTCAGAAGAATCAGAAAGAATCGCAAAACAGGCAAAAGTATCGGGAAGTAGTCAGAAGAATCGGGAAGTAGTCAGAAGAATCGCAAAGAATCAGAAAGAATCGGATGCCCAAACAAGGAATCGAGCTATACCTACAGCCCAA